GTTTCCCTACAACTTTTCGAATTCGCTTTAACCCCATATCAATTAACGTTGAACATGGCGTTTGTTGTTGTCGACGTGTGCGCGGACCACCCCAAATCGCTGGCTGTGGTCGTCGGTGCCGCCACAGGTTACGGCCTGTGGAAATACCGCCAACAATTGAGAGGTTATCTGGCTAAAGGCCCATACCCCTCGGCGATATCGAACACCATTCTAAGGGCAATACAACGAGCCCTTATAGATCAGACTAGGAGCGACCATAAGACCGATTGGTACCCGCTCGAGTCAATGCTCCGAGAGCAACCCAGGAGATTAACTGATAATGGCCACCCGCGTTCCGGAGCCGTCCGGGACGCAGCGCGTTGCCTAATAGTATCTGCCGTGGATTCAATCGGGGCCACCAAGTTCGAGATATCTCCAGGTGGGCATACCTTGGATGAGGACCGGCGAGCTCATCAACACTACGCCGTTGCTGACCTTCGGGCTTCAGTGCAAGAATCCTATCCAAGGAAGGGCGATGTAATAGTTGGCATAGATGTCGATTATTACTTACGGAACCCTGATGACTATTTCGGTTATCCGAATCCAGTCATCTTGCACACCTTCCAACCCCTAACTGTCAGTGGGGTCGACGCTGACTCACCATTTCGCATTGTGGATAACTTTGTGAGGTATGATGTCAGCGGCGGCTCAGCCTGGCAGCATAATGTCTGGGATTGGACAACTTTTGGGGAACATCTCGAGTTCAACCAGCGGATTGACGGCCCGCTGGCTTGGTGTCTTAGTTGGCTCGGGCTACGTAAAATCATGTACCAAAAGGTCCATTTCTCCCGCCCCTGGGAGGACTGCCCGCACAGGGCGTTGGTTTGGCTTGTCCCTCAATACTCCGCTTGGCGGATTCAGTGGTTGCCCACTGATTTGAGGGCTAGGCGTCTCAAGCCAATAGACTTCAAGGATTCAACGCGGTCTGGTTGGAATTCTCTCGTCAGGATGGCGGACAACGAATTGCGTATTAGTATCGGCAGGGAGGGTGAAGATGCCTCTGTTGACATGCGCAAGACGGATTTCGACATACTGATGGGCTTAACCACCGCGCAATCCGTTACGAGTCGAATGCTTGGGATGGGGTACAACACCGCCCCCGTCCTCGCCTTGGTCGGCCAGTACTTCCGGAAAGCCTTACCAAGTGGGCCTAACCCTGCCCGCTTGGGTAGGCCGGCTGGAGTAAGGGTCCACTGGCCTGCCCCCTTCGAAGTAGAAGAGCCTGATACAACTGCTAGGACTTATGCCGCGCCTTTGGTTTCCGATCAAAATATGATGCCGATGATTAAGAGATGGGAATGTCTTTCTATGTCCCTTGAGCGTCGAGTCCGTTTTGTTCGAAACACGTCAACTCCACCCCGCAGGTACCAGCGTTATGCAGAGGAATTCGTGCGACTGGTGGTCCCAGTCGCGGGTCAAGGATTCCCCATGAGTGTGGAGGACGCCGCACTTGAGCTCAATAAACCTGCTCAGGTTCTGGCAGTTAATCAAATATGGCAAGAGTTGGATATGTCACCACGGCAACTTATTGAATCATTTGTTAAGAATGAGCCGACCATGAAATGTGGGCGGATTATTTCTTCTTTTCCCGATGCAAGGTTCCTCGTTAAGTTTTCCACTTACACCTTGGAATGTCGTAACGAGATTTTGCACTCTGAGTGGAATAAACATTGGTTCTGCCCGGGATTGACCCCTCCCGAGATTGCTACGAAAGTCTGCGAATATGTGTCTACCATCCAAACACCCGCAGAAGGTGACTTTTCCAATCTTGACGGTACAGTGTCCATGTGGCTTCAGAGACATGTGATGAATGCCGTCTATCTCAGGTGGTGCCACCCCGACTATCAAGTCGAGTTGCAGAAGTACTGTGACATGATGATCACGTGCCCGGCACGCGCCAAACGTTTCGGGTTCCGTTATGAGGCAGGTGTGGGGGTCAAGAGTGGTTCGCCAACCACTTGTGACCTTAACACCGTGGTCAACGCCTTCATCATGTTTAGTGCCATCAGACAGACGTTCCCTGAGCTAACACCCGCTCAAGCATTTGAACACATAGGTCTCGCCTTCGGTGACGACGGATTATTCGATCGAATGTTCGCCAAGTGGTGGAATAAGTCGGCCAGTGATTGTGGATTGACACTTAAGGTTGAGAATTATGACCCTGGGAACGGGGTTTGCTTCTTGGCCAGGGTGTTCCCTGACCCATGGACGACTGAAACATCATTCCAAGACCCTTTGCGAACATGGAGGAAGCTGCACATCACTAGCAGGGATAAGAACGTTCCCGTTGGTGATGCTGCGGTGGATAGATGCGAAGGCTATTTAGTCACTGACCCTTTGACTCCCGTGACATCTCAGTTCGCAAACATGGTTCTTAGATGCTACGGCCAAGCGAGGACCAGGGACCGACGCCTTCGTAGAAAAGATCGAAACCAGGAGAGACCATACTGGTTGACCGTCGGAGGGGCTTGGCCCCAGCGGTATGAGGATATAGGTTTGATGGAGAGTTGCATCGCACATCGCACAGGAGTGGAAGTAGAGACTATTCGCTCACTCGCCACGACCCTAGATTCCCTCAATGACCCCTGGTCAGTCCCAACGATAAACAGGGATGAGGAGCCATGTCCATATCAAGATACTTTGGACGTGGATGCTCAGCCCTCTGAGGGACTGGTGGACCCACGAAACTTCGAATCTGACCAACATGTCGTCCGTTCACAAGCAGGTCGAGGAATTCCCGAAGCGCCTACAGACAATGACCAACGAGTACCGCAGAGTGCTGCAGTTCACTCAAGGAATGTCGCACGTGGGCGTCAAAACCGGCCAAGACATCGCCGCATTTCGGGATTACCTGGACCAGACCGCAGCCAAGGCACAGAGAGCAACAGCCAGCTTTCTGCTCAAGCCCAAGGTCCGCGAGGCATTGAGTGCCGTGGATCTCGGGCACGTCGCCAACCATCAAGGCAACGCGGCCGGGGCCGGCCCATCAGGCCGGTGAACTTGGGAGTGTGATGACACTGTTGGATGGTGTCAAAGTTAGGAAGCTCGGATAAAACTTCCCAACGCCCAATACTACCGCCTTGACGCGGG